CCTCTACGCCCGTAGTTATCCAAGACGTACCGCTACCGTCTGCTATCTTTGTAACCGTATAGCTCTCTATAAATTCCACGTTAAAAGCCATATCCGTTGCCCACCTTTCAATATTGATAATAGACGGAATGTATACTCTATTTTGTAGGGTAGTATCAAAGCCGTTTATTAGCTCTAACTTTGTTAAGCCGTTTAAGAGGTTATAAGAGTACTTATTTATCCTGTAGTCTATTTCTCCGATTGCGATAACATCGTTTAGCTCGAGCCTTGTAACTATCTGTATAGGCAAGTTTGCGGTATACATAAACGTTCGCCTCTTTAGTTCAAATATTGCCGTTACATAATCCTTGTAATGTATACTATATAAATTATTGACTAAGCTCTCTCCTGTAAAGTTGCTAAACTCCGCCTCGAATAGATTTGCATAGACTGGCGCTACAGGACCAAAGTGATGTATTGGTATAACTAGGCTAGTGTTTAAAACAACGTCCGCCGCTAGGTCGTTAACGAATCTTATAGGCGTTGCTGAAATATCTTGTTTTGATGTGTAATGTAAAACCGCTTTAGGTACAACTTCGTTTAAATTATCGTCTAGTATTACGCCCGTTTGTATGTTTGTATTTGTGCCTACTATAGCGTCGTCTTGCTCTACTAACCTCTCAAAGTATATTTGTTCAAATGGTAGCTTTACCTCTAGCGTATCGCCGTCTATTAATTTTTTAGGCGTCAAGCTCTCGTATACATTTACTAGCGATGCTCCGTATCCTTGCCCGTCGGCTGCTCTCTTTTTAAACTCCATATTTAAAATAGTACTCGGCTCCTCAAACTCGAAAGCAATACGTTTTAAAAGCTCTCCTCTGTCAACGTCAAACTTTGCGAAATCTATATATTTAGTAGCGTCGTATCTTTGACCTTGAGCGTAGTAAGAATCCAAAGTATTAACGTAGATACTGCCGTCGTCTTTTGGAATCGCTACAAGTTTAAACATATTAAAAATGCCCTTGAGAAAGTCAACGATTTTTAACTCTGGCATCTCGTCGCCTATTACTACTTCATTAACTAGAGTTTGAGCTGCTCCTGTTGTAACGTCGCTAGGCAAAGCCGTAGCGCCTACAAATTTAGTTATAGCAACCTCAGACGTAAACTCTATTTTAGAATTACTCTTTACGTGCCACGTAAAATTAAAAGTAGTCGTACCACTCGGAGAAAACAAGTTAGTACCTATTGAGATTATACCATCGCCGTTACCCCATTGCGTCCGATCCCAAGCGTAAACGTCCTCTCCTGTATCTGCGTTTCTAACTATAAAAGTATAGGGTACATCTTCGTAACCAGCCGCAGGGGTAATCTTGTTACCTATTGCAAACCTTGTATTTGTAACTCTGTCCGTTATAAAAGTTCCGACGTTAGTAGTTAAATTTATATAAGTCTCTGAGCCTGTAGTAAAGTCTACTATCTCCTCGCCGCCGCCTATCGCCACCCTATCGTCTGCCTTGAGCCATAGGTATTGCTCTTTAAATTCTGTAGTACTAAAGAAATCCCTAGAGAATACTATAGGGTTATCATATATAAACGAGTTGTATCTTGTCTCTATTGCGTCGATTATCTTTGATAGCTTTACGCTAGGTCGTAGGTCGCTCCACACTACGCCCGTAGCGTGTGAGGTACTCGCTGCGTTTGCTATGTTAATAGTCGTAGCGTCTACGTCATGCGCTCCCGAATGGCTGTTATAAAAATAACGCTTGTTAGCCATTAAAGTATAAACGATGTCGCCGTTTAGTAGGTCGCCCTCTAGTCCGTCGATTACGTTGTCGCTTGTCCAGTCGTGGTCTAGCGCAGGGAACGCCAAATCGCTTAACATATCCTCGCCTATTGTATCCGATATGTTAGGCAGGTTCCCAAAGAAATTGATTGTATAGCTCTCAAGCCTACCCTTTACTATATTACACTTGTTTAGCCTCCACTTTCCTAGCTTAAAAGGTACGCCGTCGATGTCAATACTACCCTCTACTTTACTCCTAGCATCGAATCCGTTATCTATAGACGCATTATACCAATGCTTAAACAATCGATTGTTATTTTTACTAGCGGGAACGGTAAAACTCTTAGAGTAATCTCCTGTATTTTTAGTAATATCGCTCACATCTAAAACAGAGCTTACAATATCCACGCTCTCGTCTGCGTATTGGTCTAGTAATTCGCCGTTAATAAATAGATTAACCATTTTATATGTTGTTTATTTCGTTGTAACTCATTTCGAAAGTCATAGTATAGTTAATTAACCTATCGTTTTGCCTTGTCTTGAATTTCTGCGAGGTCTTTTTTATGTTTAAAGGCGTGTAAGTTGTACCGTTATAGCTCCAGATACGCTCTGTTAGTAGTATTTGCTTGAGTACTTCGTTCATATCCTCGTCTAGCCACCCCGTCTCCGCCATTAATGTAGTGCGACCTTGAACGCCATACCTTACAAATTGATGAAATCCGTCCGACGCTTGCCCTCTGTTAGTCTCGAAACTGCTATCTGTTACGTCTATAGTCTCCTCTTGCTTTTTAAAGAAAGTAAACGTCTGCAAAGCGCCGTCTTTATTTTGAAAAAATACGTCTAAGGGAGTATATTTACACTCGTCTGTTAGGTTTAACGTAGTGGTTTGACCTTGCCACACTATCTCTATATAAGCCTCGTCTACAGCTAGAGATAACTCTACCCAAAGGTATTGAACAATCTCGCTACTCTCGTCCGATAGCGCAGGCGTAGCCGTATAGTTAACCGCTAAAGATGGATAGGACTTTACAGTCACAGCGCTAGAGGTTGCACCCGTAGGCACGAAGATAGGAAAGACAAAGTTACCCTCTCGATTTACTTTATACTCTTGAGGATTTAAAAGCGTTTGATTAGATACCGCCGTAACATTTCTGCCCTCGTTTCCGTAAGCATACCCTAGCGTCATTATATCCGTAGTCTCGTGGTACAACGTAGCGACTGCGTCATAGGTTACGTAAGTGTATACCCATTGTTGGTTATTACCGTCGATTAATTGTATACCCGTCGAGAGCGTAGGACTCGGCTCTGTAAATTCTATATAGTCTTGTATAATAGCGTTTATGTTTATGCTATGCGAGCCTGTCGACGCCGTAGTATTTTGGTAGGTTATTTGATAGCTATTGGTAGAGTCTGGAGTAGACTTGTCGCCATTCCAAACCCAAACGTTTAGCGTATACTTTGCGCAAGTTACACCCCCATACACTAAAGGGGTATCTATATAAAACGGACTTAATGCTCTTATCATTTTGTTATTGTTACGTTATCACTTTTAATATTCATTCCGTCGATAAGGTCAAGAGCGAAAGCCTCGCCTATCTCGTCGCCTAGTTTTAGTACTTCGTTATCTAGGGCGTCTGTAAAGAAATGCGTCGTCTCGATTCCTGTGTGATACACACTATTTGCAATCGCATAAAGCAAACTCTTACGACTTGTAAACTTTCCCTTTGCATCTCTTGGCGCTATACCCTTTCGGATAGTCCACCCGTTGAAAGCCATAAACGGCGGCTTTTTATCTCGATACTTAAATTTGTTATTTGTTACCTTTTTAAGTTTCCAAGCTGCGCCCGTTACTTTTTTGCCCTTTACTTTTTTATCCGCTCTTTTACCTCCGACACCTTTAACCCCTGCGTCTACATATTCCCAGTAATCCGCTAGTATAAACTCTATAGAGCTACCCTTTACTTTATAAGATAGGTTTTTAGATAGGTTACTATCGCCTTTCTTTTTTTTCTTTAGATTAGCCCTTGCCTGCGTTACTACATTACTCCCTAGAGTATCAAATATTTTAGCTATACTTCCCAAAAGCAAAAGCTAGTTTCGTCTATTGGCATCTCAATCTCTAGGCTCATATCCCACCCGTCCAATAGGTTTTTATCCGAATAGGTTATCTGTGTTAAGGTCGGACTATCCGACGCCGTTATATTATTGTCTGCAAAGTCTCTGTGCATTTTAACCCAAAGCGCATTTAAGCAAGAAAGCGTACCGTTGTAGTTATCTACCTCGTTATCGTTGAGGTAAAACTTATCGTTTACATTCTCGTTATTAATATCTCTAATATCTAGGCATTGTATATTTAGGCTAAAGGTAATCGTCGCGTTAGAGCTAAAGGTGGCGTCTGTTATATCAATATTAAACAACGGGAATATATCGCCCTTATTCAAATCAATATCTGCGCCCGTTGTGATTGTTTTAACAAATACGTCTTGCTCTGCTAAACTCCTTATATATCTTAATATTCTACTGTATGCGTTCATTATAATTGTGTTACGTTACTTCCTTTCCTTAGTATTGCCTCCATATTTTGCCTGTCTAGCTTATGAGCTAGGAACGTGTGAAACTCATGTACGGGAATCTCTAGCACTCTGTCAATTTTTAGTATATCATTGCCTGCCATCATATCAATAGTAACGTACCACCCCCATTTTGAGAAATAATCTACTGCCTGTTTTTCTCCTCCGCTTGACTCGTATATCTCTGGATAGCCTCCTTTAATTCTCTCGATAAACTCCAAAAAAAAACCAGAGCGCCGTTTACTATATTCATTGGGCAACTTCGCATCTCCTCGCATAGAGCCTTGTCGTATTTGTAGGGCAGTATCTCATAGTTACCAAAAGCGTCCTCGCTTGTAACCCTACGAAATAAGATAGCTATAATCTTGTGCATCTCTTTAAAGTCCATTCCTATAGTGCTGAGGTCTACATACTCCGCCGTCGTTATCTCGTCTAGGTTTGGGATAAAGCCGTACTCTACTCCATTAAGTATAAACCGCTCCTCAAACTCTACGTCTTGCTCACAGGCTGCTATAATCTGAGCCATTAAACCCTCGTAGTCTGTGTATACTAATTTCTTTACATCTTGTTTTTTCATTCCTGTAAACAAAGATATAACCCTTTCAATCATTCCCTGCTCTGTCATCTTATCCTCTCGCGCTCTAAGCGCCTCAAACTTGACGTATTGATCCAGAGTAATATCTGCGATGTTTTCGGGTACACTAATTTTAATAGTCTCTGTCATATAATAAAAACAAATTAATTCTCTTTATGTTATTTACCTTATCTCTATTTTGCCACGATTAGCCAATAGGTGCAAAACTCCATACCTCAACGCGTCCAGACTATGGTTGTACATATCGCAAGCTAACTGCGCGCCTTTGTCTGTATATACGTAGTTGTTTAGTTCCTTTGCCATATTAGTAGAGTCTGGATCCACGACAAGCTCGTAGTCTTGAATTAATGCGATACCCGTTGCGATACTCCCTGCGCCTTTCTTTGCGCCTCTAATATTAAGACCTAGCTTTTGCAACTCTGCGATAGTTCCTGCGCTTGCGCTATCTCCTATAATCAAATTACGCCCTGCTCTCTGTCTGTTAATTGCGTATATTTCGGAGATGGTTAACTTTGATTTGTAAAGCTCCTCCTTTGCGTAGATTATTTTCTTTTTTTTATCTATGGCAATTTTTACTAAAGTTGTCGGATCGGTGTGTCCGTAATCCTGTCCGTAGATAACCTGCAACCCGTCGGGATTAAATTCGCCAAAGCGCCAATTTGTATAAACGACTCCCTCCGCTTTTGACAGCCAAGAGCCTAAAACGACGTGCTTGTATTTAATCGGATTGCTTACTTTCATATCCTCGAAATAGTCTAGTATCTCGTCGGGTACAAACTCTAGGCAATCGAGGTAAGAGGTATGTATATAACAGACGTTATCTTTCACACCGTTAAATCCCTCTTGAACGCCTCTACTCTCGTAGTACTTCATATAGATAAAATGTTCCTTGCTCGTAGGGTTTAAGATTAATACCTTAATATTCCTGTTTGGATTTTTTGCATCGTTCCCTCTAATTGATAGCACTATCTTGTCAAAAATCGCCTCGTCTTGCATCTCCTCCGCCTCGTCTAATATGAGCATCGAGAAATCTTTTAACCCCTTGAGGTTTGCAGTCTGCACAGAGGAGCCTGCCTTTAATCCTTTAAAGACTATCTTGCTCTTATTGAATTTTGAGACAATCCTATTTTGCTGCGACTCAAAAAAGCTCTCCATATTCATGAGTTCTATTTTCTCCTCGACCTCAGCAAAGATAGAATCCTTCAGAGAGGCGTTTGTATACCTGCTGTAGAGTATTCGATGCTCATACTTCGTGCAACTATTTAAAGCGCTTAGAGACGTCGCAAATGATTTCTGTGAGAATCTTCCGCCTGTTATGATAAAGGTATCCACGCCGTCGGGAATATTAAACAAGGGCGAAAATTTTGGGCTTATGTTTACGCTACTCATTCTCTGGTGTTACGTCAATAGCTGAGGTAAATGAAATTGTCGGAATGTTTACGCTGCCACCGTCTGAGGTTATATCCACGCTCTGCATTGGTTTCCCGACTGTATACTCTAGGTAGAGCTTGGCGCTCTGAACGTCTCCAGACATCGCGCTTGCCTCTAACGTTTGAAAGACGGCTATAAAGTTCTCTTGAGAGGTTGCTTCTGTTATTAATTGCTTGAATGGGTTTTTACGGCGGTCTATACCTTTGGCTTTTGTAGACCAGCCTCCGTTACCTTTGGATAATTTATTCATATCTAATAGGTACTAACTATTAGTATTAGTACTATTATATAAACGAATTATAATATATATTGTTTCTTATATAAAAAAACCCCACCAATTAAGGCAGGGCAAACTAAAACAAAATTAAACAAAACTAAAAATTAAGAGGTTACATCTACGAGTCCGTCTCTGTAGTGGTCTACAACTACGCCCGTTTTTAATGTGATTGATTTATAAGGTACTATTGAATTTTTTACGAGTAGTCTGTGTATATATTTTCTCATGGTTTAAATATCTAGGGTTAATGTTGCTATAAATAAATACAGCTTTATTGTCGTGTAATCAAACTCTTTGGTTTGAGCCATATACTCCCAACCTAATAGGAATCTGTCGTGCGGATAATGGAAAGCTATTTGTAGAGTCCAGTTCATTATATTATATCTTTTGCAGCTTGAAATCCTGCGTTAAATTCGTGCCTTGAATGAGCGCCAATAATCTCGATTAAAATATGCTGTTGCTTAGAGGTTAAATCTAGGTCTTTGTCAAAGAGTCTGTTTAGTGCTGTTTTTAAATCCATAGGGTTTTAGTTTGTTTTTAAACTTCTTTTTAGTAGCTTTCCGTTGTTAGTTTTAAAGGTAACTTTAACATCTGTTAACTCCTCAGTACAAAAGTAAAAGTAATTATATTCCTCAGTTACGTATTTAGTTTCGCAGTTAGTAACTTCTCCGTTATTACTCTCAAAGTAGTTAGTAACTTCTCTGTAAATCTTATTCTCTTGGTTTTCAGTTAGATACATAATATTTTGCTTTTAATTGTTTTTGTTTTTGTAAATATACAATACTTTTTTAGTTTCCACCAAACAAAAAACAACATTTTTTATAACTACCTAGTTATCAGACTCTAAAACCTCAAAAATTAATTGACAAGTTTCGTACTCCTCGATGTATTCAAAGTATAGCAGCGCATCTCTGGAGAGTATTATCTCGTCCTCTTCGGATTCTGGCTCAAATAAATACTTCTCGTAATCGTTATAAATAAACGTACATACATACTGTATAGACTCGTCTAGTAAATACTCTACCATACTGCGGTAGAATAAATCGTGCGCATCTGTATAGTTTTGTTTTGTAGCCTCCTCAAAAAATATGTGAGGATTGTCAAATATTACGGGTATCGTCATTTAAAAAAGATGTGTATATACGCAGTCGTGGACAAAGCTGTAGTCCTCGTTTAAAGCCTCTAGCTGCTCCTCTGTCATTGCCTCGCCGTCGTAGTCTGCCGAGACTATAAAAGCATCGCAAAAGTCTGGATAGTCGTTTGTATCTATTCCGTCTACTTCGATGTTATCTATTAGGTCGTAATTCATTTGTCTGTGGTTTGTGCCTCGTCTACGTCTTTAATCTCGTTTGACGATAATGCGGTTACTATTGCCTCTTGGTTGTGTGCTATATCTTTAACAAGGGAGTGTAGATTTGATAGCCTTGTCTCTAACTCGGATACCCGTTTCCTCAAAACTTGCTTGTTTAGCGGTTTGCTTTGTTTCTCTAATTTTGGCATTTGCTTGCTCATATTCTTTTTGCTTTTTTAGTGTAGCGCGTTCCATTTTTATAAATGCGCTCATTTGGTTATTAATAAAAAATTGTATTCTCTCCTCTGGTATGCCGTCTAGTAGTTTCTCTAGTCTTGGCTTATTTTCTTTTAGGCTTTTTATCTCTAGCTTTAGCTTTACATTTGCCTCTATTAATTCCTGCCTTTGTCTTACTACCTCGTCAATCGAGCCGACCTCTGCGACTATCTCCTCTACTGAGGGAGTAGGCTCTAATATACTCTCCAAAGCGTGAAAGCTCTTTTTAAAAAATACATCAAATTTATAATGTACATTAAATTTTTTGAGCGAGTGTAATACCGTAGAGTGGTCGTGGTTTGTAATAGCTCCTATCTCTGCAAATGGTTTGCCCGTTAACTCTCTAGCGAAATGATAAAATAAACATCTAGCCATAACGTACTCCCTCTGTCGTGTGTTTTTATCTATTTTTAATCCTGTTACTTCCTCTACTGCGTCCTTAATTGTTTTTAACATAGTTGTTCTTTAAATTGTTTAAACTCCTCTAGGCTGCGGATAACTACGTATGTGAATCCTTGAGACTCTAGTAGTTCCTGCCATAGTATTTGCTCTTTGCTTTGCTTTCCTTTAGCGTTTTTTAACTCAATCATATAGGCAGAGCTTTGGTAATAGTAAACCATATCGGAGCGCCCTTTGATTAATCCGAGCGCTTTGTTTCTATTGCCGTCTATTTTATTAGCCGAGTTGTTTAGGTTATAGCAAAGTAAACCTCGCTCGTCGGGAAAGCTATTCCAATGCCATTGAAATATCTGCGTTTGTATTTTAACCTCGCTCAACATTTATACTAAATTGCATTGCATAACGAATTTGCTCTTTGATATATTCAATTCCATCATATATAAATATATTACCATAGCCATCAAAAGGAGTAACGCCATCAATTTTATAAAAGCCTGCTATTTGTGAAACCATTTTTAAATCTTCCTTTAAACTTTCGTATCTATTTTTATGATAATTAAATTTTGTTTTTTTTGCTTTGTTATAGCCAATAGATTTATTTAGGCAATTTTTATTGTCTATATGATTTAATATATAAGCGTGTTCTATTTTTCTTAATATATTTTCATCTGTTGAATTAGATGTAACTAAACAAAGTATTTCTTTTATAAAATTTTTTTTACCATATTTTTCAATTTGTTTTTTTAATTCAACTCCACTACCTAAATAGTTAGGATCAGAGGTTGTATTTAAACCTATATAGTACTCACCTGTTTTTTTATTTGTTGTCTTGTAAATCTCCATAATTTAATGTATTTTAACCTCGCTCAACATCTGGCTCAAAGATAAAGTAAAAATCGTCTAGGTTAACCCCTAGAAATTTCTGCATGGTTGCCATAGTTAAAAACGTAACGTCGTAAACGTTATCGGTTGCCTCAAGCTCTTGCACTATTGTTCTAGCGCTGTGCGGATATTGTAAAATCATAAGGTCTAGCTTATCCTTTAAATCTGGTTGCAATGTTTGTAGTAAGTTTTTCATTTTGTTTTAGTTTTAAAAAGGGGAGTTGTTAGCTCCCCTGTTGGTTATTATATTTCTGTGTCTAAGTGGTAAGAAGATTGACCGTTAGGAAACTCTCCTATCCAAATAAGTTCTTTTTTCTCTAGAGAACCTATAACACCTTTAAGTTGATTCTTAGTGCCATTAAAAGAGTCTAAGATGTTCTCAAAACACTCTGTAGGTGTCTCTTCGTATTCGTCACCGTAAGAGATTATAGTTAGTACTTCAGTTTCTAATTGTGTTAAGTTTAAAGTTGTCATAATAAAATAGTTTAGTTAATTAATTTTGTTTTTGTAAATATACAGCCTTTTACTAGTTATAAACAATAGTATTAACAAATTTTAACAAAACTTTAACATTTGAGTAATTAACTAAAAACTTTAAATCTTTTTTTATTTACATACTCGAAAGACTTTTTATATCCTACAGCCTCAAGAAAATCTCTAGCGTCTTGTCGGCAGGTTTTACGATGCAATACCCACGCCGCCGTTATGTATTTGTCATGTACCGCCTGCGCAAGCTCTGCGTTTGACATCTCGCTGTAGTTTTTAATTACCTCGTTTTTGATTAGCTCAAGCCTAGCAATCTCTGCCTCCTTTTTATTTATGAATTTATGCTCGCAATAAGGGCAGACCTTTGTAGATGCTAATAGTATCGCCTTACATTTCGGGCAGTCTTTTACGGGCGCAGGTTGCTCTCTTGTAAGTTTCTTTTTTAGGCTCCAGTCTCTAGGATTCTCCCAATGCCCTAGCCGTTTAATATTATTGCCAAAGTCTAGGATATTAAAAGAGTTTAATTTTGTCGTAGTCCTTGATCCTCGTCCGCACATTTGCAGGAATAAAGGGAGCGAGGTTGTAGCTCTGTATAGTATTATAGTCTCAATGTCTGGCTGGTCAAAACCTGCGTTTAAAATACCGCAGTTACAGATAATAGCTTTCGGGGTTTTATCGTACCATTCTAGTATCGCCTCTCGCTCATTTTTAGGTGTGTTTCCGTCGATATGTTTTGCCTCGTAACCTCTAGCATTAAATTGAGCGCAAACGACTTTAGAGCTGTTTACATTCGATGCAAACAATAAGGTCTTTGTGTTCTCTGTTAACCGTACCCAGTTATCTACGACTCCGATATATGTTTTGTTATCCTCGTAATAGCTTGCGGTATCAAAATCCGCTCCTGTGCGCTTTAGTCCTTTAGTATCTATTGGCACGCCGTAGCTATTTGCAGAGCATAGGAAACCCATTTTAATAAGTTCGGGCGTATCTATTTTTTGCACTATAGCGGTATAAAACTCGTCAAGAGATACGGCAGCTTTACCCTTTCGCTCTGGAGTAGCCGTTGCGCCTATTACGTAAGCAAGCGGATTAATTAAAGGGAGTAGTTTTGTAAATATATTCAAGTGCGCCTCGTCGATTACTACTAGGCTTTTAGACGCTAGGAAATTTGTATAGGTTTCTTTGCGTCTGTCTATTGTTTCTACCATTCCAACGTGTAGCTTTGCTTGTAGGTCTGGCTTTGATCCGCTCGTAATATATACGGGGGTTAGTCCAAATTTCTCGAATGAGCTACCCGCTTGTTTCAATAGCTCGCTCCTATGAGTTAATACTAGGACGTTACCTCCACGCTTTAGATGCTCACTAATTAAGTAAGTAAACATTATCGTTTTACCTGCGCCCGTCGGAGCGCAGAGTATAGTCCTGCGGTTTCTCTTAAATGAGTTGCGCAAAGATTGAATAATATCGTTTTGGTATGGTCGGAGTTTAATCAAGATTTATTCTTTGTTTTATTATATCGCAATACTCTTTTGATATTTCACTCCCTATATAATTCCTGTTATTAAGTAAAGCTATTTTAGCGGTTGTGCCGCTTCCCATAAAAGGGTCATAAATTAAATCACTTTCATTACTCCAAGATACAATATGGTCATTTGCTAATTGTTCGGGAAAAGTAGCGGGGTGTTTTTTTGTTAATATATCTTTATTATTCCAGCCACCTTCATTTAAAATTCTCCAAATATTAAATCTTAAACCAAATTCTTTAATAGTCTTTTTGCCATTTTTTTTAACACTACCGTCTTTTTGTCTTTGTCCTATATTTCCTGTTTTAGTACCTGCCCAATTATTTTTTCTATCTTTCAGCAAGTTGGTTGTCTTTGGTTTTCCTTTACTTAATACAAACATATATTCAAACATTTGGCAATATCTGTTTCTACTTGGCATAATTCCACTTTTTTCATAAATCATTGTATCGTGTAAGTTAAAACCACATTCTTTAAAATATAATGCTTGTTTAAAACTTGTGCCAGTCTCACTTCCTTTTATTGTAGCATCTCCAACTATCCAAACAACTACACCGCCTTCTTTGGTAGTTCTGTAAAGCTCTTTAGCTATACTCTCAAAGTCAAAGCTATAGCCGTTGTACTTCCTTAGGTTGTCATAAGGAGGTGATGTAACAGTTAAGTCTATAAAGTTATCTTCCATTCTCGCCATTGTATCAAGGCAATTCTCGTTGTATGTTTTATTTATTTTCATTGCAAAATATGCTTATTATTAATAACCCCTTTCGATAATTGTTTTAAATTGTTTGCTGCGGTTGTCTTGCCACGCAATAAGACCTCCAAGTCTTGAGATTTCTTTTTTAACGCTTGCAATTCTCTGCTGCTCGTTTGAGCTTTCTCGTATTGCTTTATAACCTTTCTCAATTCTTTTTTGGATTGCCTCAAGCTCTGCTCTAAGTCCGTCGTTTCTTTTTTGAGTTTCTCGTATTGCGTTGCGAGTTCTCTCGATTTCAATAGTCGGCTGTTGTAGCTCGTCGATAGCTCTTTCTGTAGCTGTAAACTTTGCTGTAATATCTCCGCTATCATTCATTAAGTGTATAGGTTATATTACACTTACAGTAATTAGGCTCTACAGATTGCAGCTTTTGGATATACAAAGCGGCGTCCATTAACTCCTCTTTTAAGTGTTGCAAAAAGTCGTCTCTGTTGTTATCCTCCAGAGTAGTATTATATTTTTTTATCCCTGCCTCCGAGCGAGCGTCAAACTCTGCTTTTAAATCTTCTAGTATTTTGTCTTTCATATATAAAAAATAAAGGGGAGCGCTAACTCCCCGAATTATTAAAACGGCAAATCGTCTGCCTCCTCTTGAGCTACCTCTGGAGCTGTCTCCCCTGCCTCTGCCTTAAATATTTTCCAAGACTGCAAGCTAGTATAATACTTTCCTTTATACTCGTTTGTTTGTACGTTAAAACTTACGTCTACCTCTTGCCCGACTTTATTGTATTTCAAAAACTGCTCTACTTTCTCGTCTCCGAATACGTCAAAGCAATAGAGGTTATTATAGTCCTCTGTAGTCTCTAGGATAAAAGATAGCTTTTGCCATTCTTTACCTGCTGCGGACGTTCCTTTTTGTGTATCTAACACCTTTGTAATCTTTCCTGTTACTTTCATAGTTATTATATTTGGTTATCGATTTTCTCTATTAGATGGCGCAGGTCTGAACGTTCAAACTCGCCGAGTTTTATCTTGTTAATTGTTAAATAGTAGTGGTCTTTCTTACTGTCTGTTATTTCTATATCCATTAATTTGGCTTAAAGTTAATATTTATTTTTATGTATTGCAAATTTTAATCCTTGTATTTTTCTAGATTCATTTTAACGAGTATCGGAGTCTCGCCGCCGTTCAATACTACAGCGCAACCTATAGCGTTCTTTTTACCCCCTGCGGCGTAAGCAAAAGCATACTGCGAGTCGTCTATTCCACACCCTACAGCCATAGCAAATATAGCTCTAGTCTTTCCAAACATATAATCGATATAAAAATCTGTGTGAAAATGCCCTGTAACTGTGGAGACCATATCCCTACGAGCTGCTGTCCTTGCTTTTGAGCTTTTATGACCATGTACATATCGCACGCCGTCGATATAGGTATCCGTTACCCATTGCCAGTTGGGCGTTTTTAAAA